GTTTTAAATTGTTTACCTATTTTTAATAGATGCCCTGATGGTATAAAAACTAAAAAAAGATACAGGGAATTAGTAACACTAAGACATTGTGTATTTTTTATAGCTTTAGAATACGGATTTGGATCATCTGATATTGGTAGTTTTTTCAATTTTAATCATGCAACTATACTACATAGTCAGAAAATAGTACCTGAATTAATTGAAATAAAAGACAAATTAACTATTAATATATTAAAACAATTAAAAGATGATCTCCAAAAAAGAAACAGAATTGATGCAAATGTTCAATTTGATGAACCAACAAAAATTAACACCTAATCAGTTTTATTTACTATATTGTAAAAAAGAAAATATAGTTAGTGTTGGGATTAATATTCATCAAGAACTTAGAGCTTTAGAACTTAATGAATTTACTAATAAAGATAAAATTACTCCTAAAGGGTTGTCTTTAATAGAAGAAGTTGAGTCATATTTTAAAGTCCAAAAGAAAATAGTAGATAGTGCTATATTAGGTAAAGACTATGAATCTATGATTGATAAGTTTAATAATATTTTTCCTAAAATTAAACTTCCAAGCAATAAATTAGCACGTGGTTCATATAATAATCTATTAACTAATTTTTCATGGTTTTTCAAAAATCATAATTATTCTTGGGAAACTGTTATTAAAGCAACTATTGCTTATGTAAATGAATATGAGCTAAAAGATTGGCAATATATGAGAACAGCAAGATATTTTATCAAAAAACAAGAAAATGATAAAAGTATTACTTCAGATTTAGCTGATTATTGTGCTATGATTGAAAGTGGTGGAACTACTATTGCTGAAGTTCGTTTTGAAGAAAAAATAATTTAATAATAAACCAACAAGAATGAGTAAAAAAGTTATAACTCCTTGGAAAAGTCAAAATAATGGTTTTGCAGAAGCTATTAATTACATGACAAAGAGAAAAGCTGGTCTTATTACAAGTATTAAAACTCCTTGGCCAAAATTTAATGATGCTACTATTGATGGTTTAGAATGGAATACTATTAATATTATTGCAGGTAGACCTGGTACTGGTAAAACTTGTATTAAAGATTTAATAATAACTGAAGCTCATAATTTAAATCCAAATGAAAAGTTCCGTGTATTAGAATTTCAGTTAGAAATGCATCCAAGAGTAACAGCATTAAGAAGATATTCAAGTAAAACTAGAACATCTTATAAACAATTATGTAGTGCAGAAGGAGTTGTTGATGATGCAATCATTGAACAATGTAAACAATATGCAATAAATAATAGTAATGCTCCAATAGATGTAGTAGATACTAGTGTTACAGTAGATGAGTTTGAACATATTATTGACCAATATATGGAAGATTTCCATTTTGTTGAGACAGTATCTCAAGCTGATGGTAGTTCAGTTTCTATAAAAAGACATACTAAGACTATTATTACTTTAGACCATTCAATTTTATTGAAAAAAGCTTCTAATGAAAAAGATAAACAGGAAACATTACACAATTTAGGTGAAAGATTAACTAAACTTAAAAAGAAATATCCAGTTATTTTTATTATATTAAGTCAACTTAATAGAAATGTAGAGTCTTTAGATAGAAATGAAGATGGTAAATATGGTAATTACATTTTAACTTCAGATATATTTGGAGGTGATGCTTTATTACAACATGCTGATATTGTAGTTGGATTAAATTTACCTGGAAAATATAACATTAAGTTTTATGGTCCAGAAAGATTTATTATAGCTGATAAAAGAGTTTTAGTAATGCATTTTTTAAAGTGTAGAAATGGTGAGACTGGTATGAGTTTTTTTAATACTGAATTTGAATATATGATTATTAATGAAGCTTTGACTCCACCAAAACAAAACTTAAGAACAATTTAATATGGCAACAGCAATTTTAACAAACAAAGAAAAATTATTACAAATTAAAGCTTTTCACCAAAAAACATTAGATTTACTAAATGTTCCAAATGCAAAAGTTTTAGCAAAAATGGCCTTCTCTCCTACTTCAGTAGGATTGACTGAAAAACACGTTGGTTTCTTTGAAAATGAAATAACTAATAAAAATGAGGATATCTATCTAGAATTTTGTAGTAAAGATATGAGTCCTGAACAAGTTCCTGGATTTCCTCCAAGAGCATTATTAATATGGAAATATAATCCTTTTTATGAAGAGGAATATATTACATCAGATCCTGATCCAGTTACAGGAAATGTAAGATACTTTGTTCCAATAACTGAATTAGTTATTGCTACAGTACCTGATAAACCAATGTTGAATACAATTATAACAAAATCAGAACCAAAAGAAAAAGTTGAAAAAGTAAAAGTTCAAGAAGAAAGTAATGTAGATGAATTATCAGCAATTCATCCAGATGATATGGATTCTCCTATGTCAGGAATGACTTTAAGAGATTATGCTGCTATTCATATGAAGAAACCAGTTAGTAAAAAGAAGTGGTTAAATGATTTAATAACAAAATAAATGGGAAAAGAAAAAGAAACAGAAGCGTCTACAGGGTTTGTATTACCAACAAAGCCTATTAAAGCAACACACAAGAGCCCAAAGAATATGATTATATTCTCTAAGCCTAAAACTGGTAAAACAAGTCTTCTAGCACAATTACCAAATTGGTTAATTCTAGATTTAGAAGATGGAACTGATTATGTTGATGCTTTAAAGGTTAAAGCTAAATCATTTGATGATATTAAAAAGATAGGCCAAGCTATTAAAGATGCTGGTAATCCTTATGCTGGAATTGTAGTTGATACAGCTACTGCATTAGAAGAAATTTGCATACCTTATGCAGAATTAATATATTCACGTACTTCTATGGGTAAAAATTGGTTTAAAGCCAATGCTGATGGAAGTGGATATGCTGATGATTCTGGTAAAAAGATTTATGGTAATATTCTTAATATGCCTATGGGTGCTGGTTATCCTTATTTAAGAGAAGCATTTAGTAAGATTATTGAGTATATCAAAACCTGGGCTCCACGGATGATTTTAGTTGGACATGTTAAAGATGTCTTATTAGAAAAGAATGGTAAAGAATTTAGTGCAATGGACTTAGATTTAACTGGTAAGATAAAAAGAATTACTTGCAGTGACTCTGATGCTATTGGTTATATGTTCCGTAAGGGTAATCAAAATGTTTTAACTTTCAAAACTACTGATGAGGTAGGGTGTGGTGCAAGACCAGATCATTTAAGAAATGCTGAGATTGTTATATCAGAAATGATAGACAATAAGCTTGTATCTCATTGGGATCAAATTTATATAGATTAATAAATAATTTATCAACAATTAATAACCAAAAAAAAAAATCAAAATTATGTCAACATTGAACACAATTGATATCCCTAAGAGTGGGGGTGGAGTACAAAAAACATTAGAACCAGGTAACCATATTGTTACTATTACTAAAGTAGAATTAAAACCTTTTATTTTTATTCCTGGTGCTTATGATTTATTATTTTATGTAGAAGGTCCAGATTTGGGAGAAGAATTTCAAGGATTTTTCTTAGATAAAGACAATGAGTCTTTAGGAAGACATAAAGGACAAGTTGCTAGAGTTAAAGCTGGCTTGTGGTCTTTTGCTGATTCAACAACAAAGAGTGGTGTTAAAATCAATAGAGATAATGAAATATTAAAATTCTTAAGTTCTTTTTGTGAAGCAATTGATAAAAAAGAATGGTTACCGTCACAAAATGGTAAACATGCTACAATTGAGTCTTTAGTAGAAGCATTCATTCTTGATGCACCATATAAAGATTTATATATCAATACTTGTTTAGCTGGTAAAGAATATATGAATAAACAATATGTTGCTCATGAATTGTTTTTTCCTAAATTCACTAAAGGAGGTACTCCATTTGAGTTAGCTGGTTTAGAAAAAAGTAAAGTAGCTGTATTTAATGAAACAGTTCATATTGTTAAGAAGAAAGTTGAATCAGTTGCTAATTTTACAGCTGATGATTCAGTTAGTACTCCAGATGCAGCATCAGATGATTTTGTACTTTAATATTTAATTGATATAATTTAAAGGAGAGGAGCAATCCTCTCTTTTTATTTAATTTAACATTATGATAAATACAACTTTAGTAGCAGATTTAAATAATATTCCTAATGAATGGACGTTTGAATTTTATCTTAAACTTACAGAAAAATTAACAGGACAAGATGTTAAAATAAAATCAGTATTTAATCCAAATGATAAAGTTCCTTCTTTATGTATTTATTATATACCTAGTAGTAAAAGATATAAGTTTAAAGATTTTTCTACAGATATTATAGGTGATGCCATAACATTAGTACAAATGTTATTCAATCTTTCTAGTAGAGGAGAAGCATCATTTAAAATTATAGAGGATTATAATCAATTTATTCTTACTAGCAAAGAAGACTATTCTTTACGTGAGTTTAAAGTACATCAAAAATATAGAGTAACAGACTTTAGTAAAAGAACCTGGACTAATTTAGATGCAAAATTCTGGACTAAATTCCATATAGATTCTAAAGAATTAGAAAAATATAATGTTTTTCCTTTAGAGTATTATATAATGGAAAAAGAAGAGGATTCTAATCTTAAACAAATTACTATTAAAGGATATAATATCTATGGTTATTTTAGAAAAGATGGGACTATGTATAAGATATATCAACCTTATGTAAAGGAAAACAAATTTATTAAGGTAAAAGATTATATCCAAGGCAGTGACCAACTTACTTTAAAAGTACCATATCTTGTTATTTGTAGTTCATTAAAAGATATAATGGCTTTTAATAAATTAGGTTTTAAAAATGCTGAAGCAATAGCTCCTGATAGTGAAAATACTTTAATCCAAGAATCATATCTTATATCTTATAAACATAAATATGAAAGTATTTGTACTTTATTTGATAATGATGAACCTGGAATTAAAGCTATGCAAAAATATAGGGACAAATATGATCTTCCATTTGTCCATTTAAATTTAAGCAAGGATCTATCCGACTCTATTAGAGACTTAGGTGTTAAGAATGTTAGAGAAGTTATAAAACCATTATTAACTGATGCCTTAAAAAATAAACAATGAATCCTTTTGAAGAATTTAAAGAATGGATAAATAGCATACAAACTCCTGTTGTTCTTACAGAAGAATTAAAACAAGAGATTATAGAAAAAGCTAATGAACTAATAAATTGGTAATATGAGTTGGATATACAATGGAAAAGTCTTTGATGATAATGATATTCCAGAAAATGCAGTAGGATTTATATATCAGATGACAGCTATTATTAATAATAAAGCTGTTAGTTATATTGGAAAGAAAAACTTCTTTTCTAATACTAAAACTAAATTAGGTAAAAAAACTGCACCTACTGATAAAAGACTTAAAAAGTACAAAATAGTAACTAAGTCTGTTTATCAAAACTACTATAGTAGTAATGATGTATTGAAACAAGCACATAAAGATAATATCATTATTCAAAGATATATTCTTAAAATATGTTATAGTAAAACTGAATTAACTTACCAAGAGGTAAAGCATCAGTTTATAGCTGAAGTATTAGAAAATGATATGTATTTGAATGGTAATATTCTTGGTAGATTTTATAAACAAAAAAAATAATGGAAAAATTAAAATTAACAACTGATACATATGATAATGTTATGAATATGTTGCAGTCACCTGACAAAGAAAATGTTGTTTTAGGTCTTATTTGTATAGAAGAAGCTGATATAGAATCTGATTTGGTTTATTTATTATTGATTAAAAAGCTATCTAATGTTTCAAATACATTATGGGCTGAACATGCTCCAAAGAAAATAGCATTTTTAAAAAACTTAAATATAGCTGTTGATACTGTAATAACTTATAAACAAATACTATCTATACTTTGTGAAAGAAAAGTTAGTAATAATAATTTACAATTCTTTTTTACAAAGTTTGCAAATTATTTAAAACAAACAATGTTAGCTGATTATGATGATTGTATTGAATCTATTGACATTACTTTAAATTTTAAATTACATGAGTCAAAAATTAGTTGAGAGTTTATCAAAAACAAGTAAAAATTTAATGCTCAAAGAACCATTTTATGGTATCTTTTTAATAATGTTAAATAAAATTTGGGATAAAAGAATTCCCACAGCTGGTGTAGGTTTAAATGGAATTAATTATAATCTTATAATTAATGAAGATTTTTGGACCAGTTTAGCTGATATACAAAAAATGGGCTTGTTAAAGCATGAATTATTGCATATTGGATTTTTTCATTTAACAGATTTTAACCATCAAACAGATCATGAGATATCTAATATTGCACAAGATATTGAGATTAATCAATATATTGATGAAGATTGGTTACCTCCAGGACCTCAATTACCTTCTACATATCCAGATTTAAATCTAGAACCTAGAAAAGGTTGTCAGTATTATTATGACAAGCTAATGGAAGCTAAACAAAATAATCCACAATGCAGTGGAGGAAATTTACAAGCTGTATTAGATGCTATTGCAGAAGGAAAAAGTATTACTCAAGATTGTAATGGTAATCTAATGCAAGTACCTAATCATGACAGAAGTCAATTTGAAGGTCTTGATGAAGCTACACAAAAGCTTATACAAAAGCAAACAGAATTTATCATAAAAGCTTTAGCTGAACAAGCAAGTAAACTAGCTGGTAGTATACCAGGAGAATTTGCTGAAATTTTAGAAAGATTAAATCATGTTGATCCTCCCAAGTTTGATTGGAGAGGTTATTTAAGAAGATTTACAGGTGGTTCTGTTAAAGTTTATACTAAGAAATCTAGAAGAAAATATAATAAAAGATATTCTGAAAATCCTGGTATAAAAATTAAACAAAGAAAACACATAATGGTAGCTATTGATACTTCTGGTTCAGTAAGTAGTACTGAATTGCAAGAATTTATGCATGAAATCCATTATATGCACAGAACAGGTACTGAAATAACTATTGTTCATGCTGATACAGCTATTAGCTATATTGGTAAATACGATCCTAAAGAAGAAGAGATTAAAATACATGGTAGAGGTGGTACATCATTTCAACCTGTAATTGACTATTATAATGAAAACAAAAGTAAATATACTGCTTTAATATACTTTACTGATGGTGAAGCTTCATCACCATCTCCTGCACAAGGACGTATATTATGGGTAATAAGTTCTAACTCAAACATGAATCATGACCTACCAGGTCCAACAATCCACTTAAATTAATTATGGCAAAGAAAAAAAACTCAGCAAAACAACTAGTTCAAGTTAATATTGATGAATTAAAAGATTTTATTAAACATATTGTGAATAACAATAGATATTTACAAACTACAGGAAAAGTTCCAGTAACTGTAAATGTAGAAGGTGATGCAGGGCTTGGTAAGACTTCTGCAATAATGCAAGTAGCTAATGAATTAGAGCTAAATTGTGTTAGGTTAAATTTAGCTGAAATTGAAGAGTTAGGTGATTTAGTAGGATATCCAGTAAGACAATTTCAATTATGTAAACAAGGGACAACAGTTAGTACATCTAGTGCTAAAGTTCCTGTATATGAAAATAAAGTTATTCAAAAGCAAGTATTAGAGAATGGCAAAATTGTTATGAAATCTATTACTGAATCTGTTCAAACTGGTTGGAAAAATGAAGAAGTTGCTATACCACAATCTGATGGTGAATGTTTATGGATTGATGAGCAAGCAACTACTGAATATATTAAACGTGGATATGAATTTACAGGAGAGAAAAGAATGTCTTATTGTCCTCCTGAATGGATTACTGGTTTGTCTGGTGGTGGTTTCTTAATATTAGATGATTATACTAGAGCTGACCAAAGATTTATTCAAGCTTGTATGACTTTGATTGAAACTCAGAAATATATTTCTTGGGCTTTACCACAAGATTGGCATATCATTTTGACAACTAATCCTGATAATGGTGACTATTTAGTTACTTCTATGGATGAAGCTCAAAAGACAAGGTTTATATCTGTAATGTTAAAGTTTGATGTAGATGTTTGGGCACGTTGGGCTGAGTCTACGGGTATTGATGGTAGATGTATTAACTTTATGCTTTTGCATCCTGAGTTAGTAACAGAGTCTATCAATGCAAGGAGTATAACTATTTTCTATAATTGTATTAGTTCTATTCCAGATTTTGCTAATAATTTACCATTAATTCAAATGATTGGTGAAGGTTCTGTAGGATCTGAATTTGCAACATTGTTTACATTATTTATTAATAATAAATTAGATAAATTGATTTCTCCAAAAGAAATTTTATTTAGTGATGATGAAACAAAAGTTATGCGTGATTTAAGAAATTGCATTGGTACAGGCCCAGATTATAGAGCTGATATAGCAAGTATATTAGTAACAAGGGTAATTAATCAAGCACTTATATTTGCTGAAAATAATACTGTTGAACAAAAAACAATTAATAGATTAATTACTTTGACTACTAAAGATGATACTTTAACTGATGATCTTAAATATGTTCTTATCAAAAAGATTTTGAACACAAATAAACAAAAGTTTCAAAAGTTAATGGTAAATCCAGAAGTTGTCAAAATATCAGTAAAACAATAATTAATAATAGGAGGAGTATAAAAGCTCCTCCTTTAATATAATTAATATGAATGATAAATTAAAAAAACAAATAATTATAAATAAAGTAACTGAGGAAGGTTTAAGTTATGAAATTAAATATTTATCAAAAGAATATACAAATAAAAATGAATTTTATGATTTTATAAAAGAAACTATAAATATTACTGATACAGCAATTACAGCAGGTGATAAAGTATTTTTTATGAAAGGTTGTACTATTCCTAGATTTAAAATTAAAGAATATAGTCAAACTAATAAATTTAATGTTGTTAAATATATTGAATCTGCTAC